TCCCACGCGGCATCCCCCGCGGCAGCCCCCGCGGCAGCCCTCGCGGCAGCCCTCGCGGCAGCCCTCGCGGCAGCCCCCGCGGCATCCCGCGCGGCGCGCGCCGTCTTCTGTGCCTGCTCGACGACCGGCCGCGCGCGCCGCGCGGAGGCGACGTCGACGATCCGGCCGAGCTCGCGCACCTTCGCCGCGTCCTCCCGGCACGCCGGGGACAGCTCGAGGAACGCGGGCAGGTAGACGCGGATCAGCCAGTCGAGCGCCATGTACGAGCGCTGGAGGTCGTGGCCGTCGTCGCGGGTGCCGGGCAGGTCGGGGATCAGCGGGATGAGCTGCTGGCGCAGGTCGTCGGGCAGGGCGTCGTTGAGGTTGCGGCCCATCTCGCCGAGCAGCGGGGCAACGCAGGACGGGTGGTCGGTGTGGCCGATCCCCCGGACGTAGGCCACCGCCTCAAGTAGACACTTTCCCTGCTCGGGCGACTGGTGGCTGCCCTTCTCCAGCACAATTCCGGCGAGTCTCTTCTCGTCGATGGGGTAGCTCGCAGACGTCATGCTCGTGCTCCGATTCGGGACAGGAGGTTGTGGTGGTTGGCCCAGCACCCGGTCACGAACGACAGGCCACGCAAGACCTCGACGACGTTCTCCGGGTGGGCGGTTCTCACGTAAATGCCGCAGGAGTGCTCCCCGTCGTGCTGCTCACCGACGGTGGCGAGAGCGCGGCAAATGTCCTCATGGTCGGCGCGGGACAGGGCGGTGATGCGCAGGACGGTGTCGCTCACGCCCGGGTCTCCATCCAGCGGCCGGCCTCGCGGGCCTGGCGGGCGGCACGGTCGGCGCGGATCTGCTCCCACAGCTCGGCGTCGGCCTTGTCCCGTTCGGCGATGAACGCGGCGCGGGAAGCCCGCTTCTGCTCGATCAGGGACGGCACAAACGTGATCCGGATCGGCTCGGACTCGATCGCCATGTCAGGACACCGCCACGACGGGGCCGAACGAACCGGCCGGGACCGGGAGGTGCACGGCGACGTCGGTGGCGTTCTTGCGCCAGAACTCGACGACCGGGCCCAGGCACAGCGGGCAGGCGTCCTCGCTGTAGCGGACCCCGCTGGACGCGGTGTAGGAGACGCGGGCCACGGCGGTGTCGCGCGGCCAGTCGGCGTCGGCGCATCCGCCGCAGTCGTCGAGGGGCAGCATGTGGCGTTCGTCGACGAGTGCCGGGTTGATGTCGAGGTCTCGGAGGGTGTCGATGGCGTCCGCGAGTTCCGGGGAGGAGCACAGGGACGCCGGCTGGTGGTGCACGGGGCACCGGGTGAGAGTGAGGATGGCCATGCGCAAACCTTCGCATATCTGCGCACGGTTTCGCAAGATGCTGGCGCAAGATTGCACCTTAGTGCGCCTAACGGTAGACGCATCAGACGGCTCGCCGGTTGCCTGAAGCCCTCACGCAATCAGGCGCATAAATGCAGGTCAGGTACCCACTGTCATTACCTAGCCCTACTTGTAGACCCTGCTAACTTGCCCGTGTGTCGCTCCCCGACAAGCCGCTGCGCGCCCTCATCTACAACCGCGTGTCCTCCGACCCGACCGGGCGGCGGGTGTCCGTCGAGTCCCAGGACGCCGAGAACCGGGCATGGTGCGCACGCGAAGGCGTCCAGGTCGTCGCCAGCATCACCGACAACGACCGCTCCGCCTCCCGTGTCGCCACCAAGACGCGCGAAGGCTACACAGCGGTCCGTCGCGCACTGGCCGGCGACACCCACGGCCGCATCGACTACCTGGTGCTGTGGGAGTCCTCCCGGGCCCGACGCAGCCTCGACGACTACGTGGTGGAGCGGGAGCTGTGCCGCACCTACAACGTGCTGCTCGTCTACAAGGGCCGCGTCTACGACATGTCCCAGGGCGACGACCGGTTCTCCACCGCCGTTGACGCCGCCGTGGACGAGCGGGAGGCCGAACGCATCCGGGAACGCGCCGAGCGTGGGCACCGCGCATCCGCGGCGAAGGGTCGACCTCGAGGGTCGGTGCCCTACGGGTACCGCCGCGACTACAGCGTGTCCCCGTTCGCCCAAGTGCCGGACCCGGAAACGGCCCCGGTGGTGCAGAACATCGTGGCCCGGTTGCTGACAGGGGACGCGCTGTACTCGATCGCTGCCGACCTCAACCGGCGCGGCGAGCCCACCCCGCAGGGCCGCAAGGAACTAGCCGTTGGCGTCGACCGGGGCAGGTTGTGGTCGTCGGCGACGATCCGGGTGCTGTTGGCGTCGCAGTCGATGACGGGGGTGCGCACCCACAACGGGATCGCGCACCCGGAGGCCACGTGGGAGCCGATCGTGTCCGCCGCCGACTGGTGGCAGGTGCAGACACTGCTGGCCGACCCCGTGCGGGCACGACACCACCGCGGGGTCGAGCCGAGGCACCTGCTGGCCGGGATCGCCGAGTGCGGGGTCTGTGGGGCGTGGCTGCGCGCGGCCAGCAACCGGGGCCGCGACGTCTACCAGTGCACCGGCTGGGGTGCCGGGGACCCGCGCGGGAAAGGGCACGTGTCGCGCGGGCCGCGGGACAAGGTGGACGCGATGGCGTTGCTGCGGGTGTTCGACCTGCTGGAATCCCCGGACCTGATGGCGTCCATCGACGCCGGCCGCGCCGACACCCAGGACCGCACCCGGGCGATCCGCCGCGAGCTCGACGGGCTGACGGCGAAACTGGCCCGGTTCGAGGCTGCCGCCGCCGCGGAGACGATCAGCCTGGACGCTTTCGGCCGGTTCGAGGCCCGGTTCGCCACCCGCTCCGCCGAGCTGCGCGCCGAACTGGTGTCGGCGTCCCGGTTCCCGCCGGAGGTGGTGGAGATGGCCGGGCCGGGTGCGGCGGCACGCTGGGATGCCTCCCGGGTCCGCGACGATGTCGGGTATCAGCGGCGGATCGTGCGCGCCCTGGTGCGGGTGGTGGTCAACCGGTCGCAGCGCCCGCGGGGACGGCGCGGGTTCGATGCCGCCACGGTGCAGGTCACCGACCGTCGCGGGGGAACGGGATGAGCCGCAACGTCGGGCGCTGCGGGGTGGGGCGGTGCCCGGTGATGGCGTGGGGTCCGACGACGATCAGCGTCCACACCTGCCCGATGGCCCACGCCATGACAGCCCCGGATGTTCCGTCGCGGAAGTCGATGGTGCGGGCGTGTGGGTCCCAGCGTGCGGCGGGCCCGGTGGTGCGCCCGGAGCTGGTGACGGTCACGCCGTAGGCGGTGCGGAGCTGCTGGCGCATCCACTGCGCTACGTCCAGAACCTGCCCGAGGTCAGCAGGAGAGGGACGCAGGGGCAGGGCGCTCATCATATTGGGGAACCTCAATCGTGTCGGCGTGAACGTGCAGTGTTACTCACGTCACCGACAGTGGGCGAGGTGAGTACCCCAGTCGTCGCCCCACCCGCCCTTAACCGTTACAGGGTCCCCGTTTCATCCCCCGACGTGCCGGATTCACCTTGCTGTAAGTAGTCGGGGTCCAGGTCGAGTGGTCCCGTCTCCATCACCACATCCGACAGCTCGGGCACGTCGGGGTCGGCGTCGTTGCCGTCGGGGATTCCGTTCATCAGGCGCCTCACAGACTCGGTGAACAGGGCTTTGACGGGGATGCGGTGGATGTTGGCGACCAGCTCGGCGACGGTGATCGGTGGCCGCGTTGATGCGGCGATGCGGTCGAGGGCTGCCTCATTGGACCGTGACATCTTCGACGGCTCGTCGAGGTCGCCGGACTCCCACCACTGGACGGCGCGGCGGCTCACGTCGATGTGGTCGGCGAGTTCCTGCTGTATCCAGCCGTGACTAGCGCGTAGCTCGATGATCCTCCTGGGCGTCCATGTCACGCGCGGAGGATATACGTAAACCTTCGCATCCGATGCGCCTACCTGCTGATCCATTGTCCCCGTCACCCCCGAAGGGTCACACAAACCACGCCCGCACGAAACAGATGCGAACATGTGCGTAGACATCCCGGCGCAAGTATGCGAATGTTTACGCATGACCGACACGCTGCACGCCCCGGAGCACTGATGGACGGCTGGGAAATCGACCGCCACCGCCTCCGCGAGTTGCGCGAACGCTCATCCACCCGCGCCGTCGACATGGCACGCCGCGCCGGCTGCCACGAACGCCACTACGCACGCATCGAGACCGACGCCGAATACGGCCGCCACGTCCAGCCCTCCGCGGAACTGGCCCACGCCATCTGCCGCGTCCTCACCGAAGCCGTCGGCCGCGAGATCACCCTCGACGACATCGCCCACAGGGTGGAGTCCCGACGGAAGTCCGTGGCGTGAACCTCGCCGAGGCCGAAGCCCTGCTCGGCCCCGACCTGTGCGCCCAGCTCCGCGCCGAATGGGGACCACCCACACCGCTGAGCCCCGACCAGATCGCGCTGTGCACCGAACTCCTCGCACCCGCCCCCGACAACACCCGCACCGCCGCCTGACCCCTGTAACGACGAACGGCGCCCCACGTGGAGGCGCCGTCCTTCACCGATCTCACAGAAAGAGGCCATCCCCCGTGAGTACCGGCACCCCCCACTCTACCCGACCGGTGATCGACTCCCCCACCGATCGCGTCCCGTCCCCGTTCAAACGCCCCGAACCCGGACGGCACCGCCTCGACGACAGCACCCCCGCACAGTTCCGGGCCCCCTACGTGGTGAAGGTTCACCAGCCCGACGCTGCACCAGCCCACCGGCCCCGCCGTGTCCGCACCTACAAGCCCGGTGTCACCTCAACCCAGCAGCTCACCGCCTACGTTCGCGGCGGTGTGGCGTGAGCGCCGCGTCCCGGCTGGAGAAAGCCGACCGCTGCTTCGTCGCCCGCGACCCCCACACAGGCCGGTTCGTGAAGACCAGCATCGACACCGCCAAGGTGAACGCCGCCGCCCCGTCGTGGCCGTCGCTGGCACTCAACTCCGCTGGGATCGCCGGCGGCCTGGGGTTCGAGCTCCCCACCCCTGTGGTGGTGGCCGGGATCGAGTGGGGCCCCGACGACGGGGATGCGTTCGCCAGCCCGATCGGTGTCGCTCTGGCCGCGGAGATGGCGGGAGTGTCGTGACTCTGCTGCTGTACGTCTACAGCTTCGGATGGCTGCCCAACACCCCCAGGCTGATCCTCATCACCGCCGGAATCATCGGGTGGCTGACCGTCTCCGTCGTAGTAGGGAGACGGGTTAGTCGCATGATCCGGATGCGTGACCGGCAGATGTCCCTCGAGGAGGACGACCGTGTCTACTGAGCATGCCGCCCTGATCGCCCAGGCGTGGGCGGAGGTCTGCCGTGACGATCGGGTGGACACGGCCGCGCAGATCCTGCACAACCGCCGACACCTGCTGGGTACCGCGAACACGTGCGAGCGCTGCACTGCCGATGCTCGCGCTGTGGCCGTGGTGTTCCTGGCCGACTCGACGGCAGAGCCGCTGCGCGAGGTCGAGGCTCGCAGGGTAGACGCCATCGCAATGGACGGGCGGTCCGCGCTGCGGCTGCTCGGCGTCACCGACGCCGAGATCGACGAGACGCTACCTCCCCTCTAGCTCCGGTACTCCTCGTCCCCTCGGGGGTGTGCCGGTCACATGACGCCCCGACCTTTGCTTGGTGCCCCAGGTTTAGGTCGGGGCGTTTCTGGCGTCCAACCTGGGGACACGCGGACACAGGTTGCGTCCTGAGATATACGTGGTATATCTTTACCGGCATGGCAACCCATCCGCTGCACACGGTCAGAGTGCCTAAAGACATCTGGATGGCGGCGAAACGGCGGGCCGACCGAGAGGGCACCAACATGACCGCCGTCATCGTCGCCGGACTGCGCCGCTACGGCTCGCGGGATCGGGTGCCCGCACCCCAGGGCGACGACACCGCAGCCGCAAGCTAGCTCCCCGAACCTGAAACGGAGACTCCCCGAGCATGTCCTACGACCAGTTTTTGCTGTCCAAGACACAGTTAGGTGACGGTGTCGGGTTCGAACCGATCGACCTGCCCGACTACCTGTTCCCGTTCCAGCGGCATCTCGTCGACTGGACGATCCGACAGGGCCGCGGCGCCCTGTTCGCCGACTGCGGCATGGGCAAGACCCCGATGACGCTGGTGTGGGCCGACAACGTGCACCGGCACACCGGCAAGCCCGTCCTTGTGGTGACCCCGCTCGCGGTGGGGTTCCAGACGGAGCGGGAGGCCCGCAAGTTCGGTATCGACGCCGGCATCTCCCGCGACGGCGAGCCGGTCGACGCGGCGGTGACGATCACCAACTATGAGCGGTTGGAGAAGTTCAACCCCGACCACTTCGGCGGTGTGGTGTGCGACGAGTCGTCGGCGATCAAATCGTTCGACGGGGTACGCCGGGCTGTGGTCACCGAGTTTCTGCGGATGATGCCCTACCGGCTGTTGGGGACCGCGACGGCCGCACCCAACGACTACGTGGAACTGGGAACCAGCAGCGAGGCCCTGGGACAGCTCGGGCACATCGACATGCTGAACCGGTTCTTCATCAACGCGCAGCGCACCTCGGACACCCGGGCGGGCGGCCGCTTCGGGGCAAAGAACAAGGAGGGCTGGCGGTTCAAGGGGCACTCGCAGGACGCGTTTTGGCGGTGGGTGTCGTCGTGGGCCCGCGCCATCCGGAAGCCATCCGACTACGGGTTCGACGACGGCGCGTTCGTGCTGCCCCCCCTGGAGTACCGCACCACCAACGTGGAGGCCCGCACCTCGCAGCCCGGCACCCTGTTTGACACGCCGGCCAGCGGGTTGCAGGAGGAGCGGGAGGTGGCGCGCCGCACCATCACCGAACGCTGCGAGGCCGCCGCCGCTGCGATCGAGGACGCCGAGTCGGGGGTGTCGTGGTGTCACCTCAACGCCGAGTCCACGATGCTGGCCAAGCTGATCGACGGGGCGGTCGAGGTGACCGGGTCGGACAGTATCGAGGCGAAAGAGGAGAAGCTGCGGGCGTTTACCGACGGAGAGGTGCGGGTGCTGGTCACCAAGCCGTCGCTGGGGGCATGGGGGCTCAACTGGCAGCACTGCCACCGCATGACGTACTTCCCGTCCCACTCTTACGAGCAGATGTATCAGGCGGTGCGCCGCTCGTGGCGGTTTGGGCAGACCCGGCCGGTCACCGTCGACATGATCGTCACCGATGGTGGGGCGAACATTCTCGCCAACCTGCAACGGAAGGCCGACCAGGCCGACAAGATGTTCGACTCCCTGGTCGAGCACATGAACAACGCGACCCGCGTGCAGCGGACCCGCAACTACAACACCGGCATGGAGATCCCGTCATGGCTCGCGTAGCCGACCAGCTCGTCACCGACCGCTTCGCCATCTACAACGGCGACTGCATCGACGTCATGTCGGCACTGCCGGACGCGTCCATTCACATGTCGGTGTACTCGCCGCCGTTCGCCGGCCTGTACCACTACTCCAGCTCGGAGCGGGACCTGTCCAACGCGCGCAGCTACGAAGAGTTTTTCGACCACTACAACTACGTGGTGGACGAGATCGCCCGGGTCACCATGCCAGGCCGGATCACCGCCGTGCACTGCATGGACGTCCCCACCGGCAACTCGGGCCGTGACGCCCTGGTCGACTTCCCGGGCGACATCATCCGCCAGCACCGCGACCGCGGATTCGACTACATCGCCCGCTACCACATCTGGAAGGAGCCGCTCGGGGTGCGGAACCGGACGCTGGCCAAAAACCTGGCGCACCGCACCATCGTCGACGACTCGTCCCGCTGCTCGGTGGCGTCCGCCGACTATCTGCTGGTGTTCCGGCGGCGCGGCGACAACCCGGTGCCGATCACGCACCCCACCGGACTGATGGAGTATGCGGGGGAACGGAAGATCCCGGCCGACCTGCTGCGCTACCGCGGCCACACCGGCAAGCAGACCGAGAACCGGTACTCGCACTGGATTTGGAGGCAGTACGCGTCCGCTTTCTGGGATGACATTCGCATCGACCGGGTGCTGCCCTACCGGGAGACCCGCGACGAGGAGGACGAGAAGCACATGCACCCGTT